GGGCGAGGACACCTCTGATGAGGACGCCATCGCTGAGGAGGAAGTCTACGAGGACGCGGACGAGTCCGAGGAAATCGTAGAGGAAGACCTTGAAGAAGCCAAGGAGGAAGACTCCGAGGAAGAAGAGGACGAAGACGAGGAAGAAGACGAGGAGGACGAAGAGGACTCCAAGGGCAAGAAGAAGATGCCTGCCTTCCTCAAGGGCAAGTTCGGCAAGAAGAAGGAGAAGGTTGAAGAAGCCGCCTCTGACTACGCCAGCGAGAAGTTGTACAAGACTGCCAACGGCAAGACCGCGCAGATTGCCGAGCCAACTGGCGATGCCAGTGGCAAGAACAAGGGCACCATTAAGCCCAAGCCATCGGCTGCAAAGGCTGAAACCAAGATTCCAGAGGTCAAGCCCACCGTGAAGGAAGACATTGCTGTTCTCTTCAACGGTCAGGAACTCTCGGAAGACTTCAAGGCTTCGGCTACTACACTCTTTGAGGCTCACCTCAACGAGCGCACCCGTCAGATTGAAGAGGAAGTCCAAGCCAAGTACGAGGATCTGCTTGAGCAGCACACCGTTGCTGTCACCGAAGAACTCGTTGAGCGCATTGACGACTACCTGAACTATGTGGTCGAAGAGTGGATGCAGGAGAACCGCCTTGCCGTTGAGCAGGGACTCCGCACCGAGATCACAGAGAACTTTATCTCCAACCTCCGTGGACTCTTTGCGGAGTCGTACATTGAGGTTCCAGAGGAGAAACTGGATCTGTTTGAGTCCACCGTTGAAGAGGCTGAAGCCCTTGACGGTGAACTTCAGGAGCAGGTTGAGAAGAACATGAATCTTGCTGAAGAGGTCGAGCAGTTGAAGTGCGAGATCGTGTTCCGCGAGATTTCAGAAGGTCTTACCGACACCGACAGCGAAAAACTTCGCCGTCTTGCGGAAGACCTTGAGTTTGATACCGTTGAACAATTTGCCGAGAAGTTGAGTGTTCTCCGAGAGAACATTGAAACCATCGGCACAGTTGCCGAGGAAACCGCAGAAGAGGAGTCCCTTGAGGAGTCCTACGAAGAGGCAACCGAAGCGTCCCCGCTTGTTGAGGCGTATGCCCGCTCAATGAGCAAAAAGGAAGAGTAATCTTCAGTCACGATTCTTTCGGTCACAGACCGTTCACAAATAAGGAGTAGGAAATGGAAAACAAGTTTCTAACCGAACAGGCTATCCGCAAGTGGAAGCCCGTTCTAGACCACAAGGACATGGCTCCCATCGCGGACGCTCACAAGCGTGCCACGATTGCCACACTGCTTGAGAACCAAGAGAAGGCTATCAAGGAGCAGATGCTCGTTGAGGCTTCGCCAACCAACGCCCTTGGTGCTGGTATGTCTCCTCTTGCCAATGGTGGAGAGAACGCTTCTCTCCGTGGCTACGATCCAATTCTCATCCAATTGGTTCGCCGCGCCATGCCCAACCTGATGGCTTACGATATCTGCGGCGTTCAGGCTATGTCGGCTCCGACAGGTCTGATCTTCGCAATGCGTAGCCGTTATCAGAATCAGACTGGCACCGAGGCGTTCTATCAGGAACCCGCTGCTAACTTCAGCGGTTCGGATAGTGTCACGCAGAGCGGTTTCTCTGGCGGCACAGCAGGCGGTGGCGCAACAGGCACCATTGCCAAGTTTGTTCCTGGCACTGGCGTTGATCCGTTCTTCGGATACTCTGGCACAGACACCAACCCCACAACTGGCAGCGGTTTGACCAGTGGTTCGGCTCTCCGCACGAACTTTGCTGAAGGCGAAACACCAAACGAGATGGCATTCAGCATTGAGCGCGTTGGCGTTCAGGCTGCTACTCGTATGCTTGCTGCTTCTTACAGCATTGAACTGGCTCAGGATCTCAAGGCTGTTCACGGCTTGGATGCTGAGACAGAACTCGCCAACATTCTCAGCACGGAAATCCTTGCTGAAATCAACCGCGAGGTCGTTCGCAATGTCTACCGTTGCGCCAAGTTGGGCGCACAGCAGACCGATCTGTACTACAAGACGGTTGCTGGCGGTCTGAGCGGCGGCGGTGCATACGGCGGTGTCTACGATCTGATTCAGGACTCGGATGGTCGTTGGAGCGCGGAAAAGTTCCGTGGTCTAATGTTCCAGATTGAGCGTGAGTGCAACCAGATCGCCAAGGACACCCGCCGTGGCAAGGGCAACTTCATCATCTGCTCGGCAGATGTTGCCAGTGCCCTCGCAATGGGTGGCTTCCTGAACATCAGCCCCGCGCTGAATGTCAGCCTTGATGTTGACGACACGGGCAACACCTTCGCAGGTACGCTCAACGGCAAGATCAAGGTGTACATCGACCCCTATGTTGATGTCACCAACGGAAACGCTCCAAACTTCGTCTGCGTTGGATATAAGGGCACCAGCCCATATGACGCTGGTATGTTCTACTGCCCATATGTCCCGCTACAGATGATGCGTGCGGTGGATCAGACCACCTTCCAGCCCAAGATGGCGTTCAAGACCCGCTACGGCATGGTTGCGAACCCCTTCGCAGAAGGAAGCAATGTTGGAATTGGTTCGCTCAAGGCTCGTTCCAATGTCTACTACCGCATCTTCAAGGTGGACAACCTCCACGGCGTGGCTTCGTAATAGACTGCACTAAACCTACGAGAGGGGAGGGCGAAAGCCCTCCCCTTTTCGTTTCTACATACTGTTATGGCAAACACATTCGCTTTCGCTGACATCCCCGAAGACATCAAGGATCGGTATCCCGAGCGCATCAACGCCCTGCTGCCGACCTATTTCCGTTTCAGCATTTCCCGTCTTCCAAACACCGTGTACTTCTGCCAGAGCGCGTCCCTGCCCACCGTGACGATGGGCGAGGTGCAGATGCCCACCCCGTTCGTGCCTGTCAAGGCTCCCACCAAACTGGACTTTGACGAGTTGAGCATCACCTTTATCGTGGACGAGGAAATGAAGAATTGGCTTGAGATATTCAACTGGATGCGGTCTGTCACCAATGTGGAAAATTACGAGGAGTATCGCGCAGCCAACACCCACACCTGTACGGCGAATCTGCTCATCCTGAACAGCATGAAGAATCCAAAAATCAATGTGACCTTTGAGGGGCTGTACCCACGAACCCTTGGCTCCATTGACTTTAGTTCCACGGTGATGGATCCTGAGCCATTTCAATGCACCGCCACATTCGCGTACCGCAACTACAATATTGAAACCTTGTGATTTGTGTTTGACCGCGTAGGGTCATGGTGTAGAATCTCCCACACGGAGAACTCCTATGACCCTAGACGATATTCGCAAAGAGATTGAACGCGATGTGCGGTTAGATGACGCGGCTCTTGATCTTGAAGCCCTGAAGATTCCCCAACTCCACAGCAAGTACCTGAACTTCCTCACGGACGAAAAACTGTCTCTTGCCAAGTGCGAGTTTGACCTGAAGGCACTCCTACGCTCCAAGTGGGAGTACTACACAGGCAAGATGTCGCAGGAAGAGTTGACGGTGCGGGGATGGGAGCCGTTCGCACTGAAGATTCTGCGGAACGATCTTGACCTGTACCTTGAGAGCGATCCCGACCTTTCCAAACTGCAACAGAAGGTGCTGTATCAAAAGGAAAAGATTGCTCTGCTTGAGGAGATCGTGAAGGAACTCAACAATCGACACTGGAAGATTCGGTGTGCCATTGACTGGAGAAAGTTCGTGAATGGGCAGTAATCTCTCTGATCTTCTGCAATCGGATCCTGATGTGTGGTGGGTTGACCGTATGTACCTACAGCACGCATTTCAGGAAGCACGGTTCAGCCTTGACCCAAGCACACAGGTGGGTGCGGTGTTCGTGGTTCCAAGTGGTGCAGGAGTGGTGCTGCGCGACCACAACGGCGTTCCCTCTCGCCTTCGCGGAGCAGGATACCCCCTGAACGAGAGCAGCAAGAACTACTGCACTGAACACGCGGAACGGCGACTGCTGTTCAAGTCCATTGCCAACAGGATTCCAACCGAACCCCTCACCATGTACTGCACATGGGCTTCGTGCGCGGAGTGCGCGAGAACGCTGATTCAGTTTGGTGTCAGCAGGGTGGTCACCTTTTCCGCGCTGGTGGAGAAGACACCCGACAGGTGGAAGGACAGCGTACACAGCGGCATCCGTATGCTGAACGACTGCGGAATTCCTGTCGTGGGGTGGCGAGGCGATCTTGGAGTGTGCGACTACATACTTTTTGATCGGCAACGCATCGGAAACGAGGACTTGAAGTAATGCTTGACCTTGATGTGAGTGAAGTAGACTCCGTGAATGTGCGTATTGACTGCAATCGCGGCATCGCACAGGAACTGTCTGACTATTTCACATTCAAGGTGCCAGGCTACAAGTTCATGCCCGCGTATCGCGCACGGCTGTGGAACGGTGAGATTAAACTGTTCAATGTCCACACAGGCTTGGTGTACGCAGGACTCACAGACTACATTCAAAAATTTGCGGAGGATCGCGGCTACTCCGTGACTCTGCCCACACGAAACGCACACCGCATCTCTCCCGAGTCGGTAAGAAAATTGATGCACGATTTCTTACGGGTCACGGTGGGTGGCAAGAGCGTAGACCCACACGAACACCAAGTGAATGCGGTGCATCACGCGCTGAACGAGGAGCGGTGCTTGCTCTTGTCGCCCACAGGCAGCGGAAAAAGCCTGATCATCTACACCCTCATCCGCTACTACTTGGACAAGATTCCGCAGGACAAGAAGATACTCATCGTGGTTCCCACCGTTTCACTGGTGGAGCAGATGGTTTCGGACTTTGCGGATTACTCGTCCGCGAACGGGTGGGACACGGACACGCACTGCCATAAGATAATGGCAGGCGCAGACAAGGGCACGGACAAGCGCGTGGTGGTGTCCACATGGCAGAGCGTGTACAAGCAGAGCGAGAAGTGGTTTCACCAGTTCAGTGCAGTGATTGGTGACGAAGCCCACCTGTTCAAGTCCAAGTCGCTTACCTCCATCATGTCCAAACTAAAGACCTGTCCGTTCCGCGTGGGCACAACAGGCACCCTTGACGGCACACAGACCCACCGTCTTGTGCTTGAGGGGCTGTTTGGACGCGCCTACGAGGTCACGAAGACCAAGGCTCTCATGGAGCAGAAAATCTTGAGTGACCTGAAGATCGACTGCTTGCTGCTGTCGTACCCTGACTTGGATCGTGAAGCGGTCAAACGCGCCAAGTATCAGGACGAGATCAAGTGGATCATTGGCTCTCCGCGCCGAAACGCATTCATTGCGAATATGTGCAAGCGGTTGAAGGGCAACTCCCTTATACTATTTCAATTCGTTGAAGACCACGGAAAAGTCCTAAATAGTCTTGTGGGGGATTGTGTTCCTCCCGAACGCAAGGTATTTTTTGTGCATGGTGGCACTGAGGCTGCGGACAGAGAGGAGATTCGCAAGATTGTTGAAACCGAATCCGATGCGATCATCATTGCGTCCTACGGCACATTCAGCACAGGTATCTCTATTCGCCGCCTACACAATATCATATTTGCTTCGCCATCCAAGTCCCGTATCCGCGTTCTACAGAGCATCGGACGACAGTTGCGCGTATCACAGGACAAGACCACGGCGAAACTTTACGATTTGGGTGACGATTTGTCATGGAAATCATGGAAAAACCACACATTGCGGCACATGAACGAGCGTATGAAACTGTATGAAGCCGAAGGCTTTGAGTACCGACTTGTCAAAATTACACTAGGAGAAGACCTATGAGCAGACGAAAAAAGGATGAACTACGGGTCTTCAAGTTGCGTAGTGGCGAGGAGATTATTGCCAAGGTCGCGGGAAAGACGCGGGACAAGATCAAACTGTCCCGCCCCATGCGCGTGATGAACAACATACAGGCTGATCCGTACACGGGCACCAAGCGGCACACAATCTTCTTTTCCGATTGGCTTGGCTCCACATCGGAAATCACTGCTGACATCCCGTTAGACTTCATCGTGGTTGACCTGTCGCCCGATCCTGACATGATCAGCCTGTACACCCGTCAGACCGAAACGGCAGACGCTGTGCCTGGTCCTGCGCCACTTGCCCCTCCCGTGGAAATGACGGACGAGGAGATGAAGGCACTGTCGGACGAGGTGGACAAGAAACTTGAGGATATGTTGAAGCAGTTGGCATCGGAGGGCATGACAGGTGAATCTCCCGTGCAAGGCATGAAACCCCCGATGTTCCCACCACTCATTCCTCCCCGTCCCGAGGGAATCCTGTTCTCTGTGAGTATTCCGAATGAAATACTGATGTCGTGGATGGAGAGCGGACTCCTTGACTACTTGAAGGATTCGGTTGAGGACTTCATGTCCACCGAGTTTCTTGAGCAAATGATGAACGATGACGAGGACGAGATTCCGCAGAAGCCCAAGAAAGCCAAGAAGAAGAACAAGCGGGAAAAAATTTCCAAGGAAGAGTGGACTGAACCCGCCGAAGACCTGAAGAAGAAGCCCAACTACGGCAACAGCCACGATGACTGGTCGCCGTATCTGAAGGACTATTTAGATACACCCGAACCCCCCAAAAATGAGGGAGAGGGTTGACTTTAGACAACTGATGGTGCATAATGTGACTGCGAAAGGAATGCGATGGCAAAGAAGAAGAGTGACCACTACATAGACAATACACAGTTTTTTGAAGAGATGCGAGCGTGGAAAACGCTTGTGACGGCAGCAGACAAGGCGGGTGAGCGGCATCCTCCCGTGACAAACTACATTGGTGAGTGCTTTATGAAGATTGCGGAGAACCTGTCTCGCAAGCCCAACTTCATCAACTACCCGTACCGTGACGAGATGATTGCGGACGGCATTGAGAACTGCCTGCTGTACGCTTACAACTTTGACCCATCCAAGTCCAAGAACCCGTTCTCGTACTTCACGCAGATCATCTACTACGCTTTCCTTCGCCGTATTCAGAAGGAGAAGAAGCAAGCGTACATAAAACTGAAGAAGATTGAGATGAGTGATGTAGACTCGCAGATGAAGAAATGGTTCCGCGAGAACTTCCTCAAGGTAGGAGACAATTTTGAAACCGTGCCCACATTCCTGACAGAGAACGACATTGATTCGTTTGAGAAGAAGACGGGCGAGACTGAAGCGGAAGCACCGCCAGCAAATACAGCAAAGCCCAAGAAGGCGGCAAAGCCCAAGAAGCCAGCCAAGCCTGCCAAGAAAGGCAAGAAGAAGTGAAGATTGCCATTGTGACTGATACGCACTTTGGTGCGCGTAATGATTCCCCGATATTCATGGAACACTTCATGCGGTTCTTTGACCGCGTGTTCTTTCCGCGTA